CCGCCGACTGGCGAATCGGGTATTCCGCAGCCGAGAATGTCTGGCTGGGTGCGATGTTGAGGACCTGATAGCCAGAATACCATTGGAAGGTCTGGTTATTGGCATAATTCAGTTCCTGGACGATGGTACGACCGCCGGAGAATGTCTTGATTTTTCCCCTGCGGCTAAGGCGAGCCAACAGGGCATTGTTGCGGCTCATATTGTCCGCAAGTTCGCCGGTACGGCTTCGCAGCGTGGTGGTGACGATTTCAGAAAGATTCGGAAAGGCCATTGCCTACCCCTTTTGGGTTAGGCCCTAGAATCCTCTCGCAAGTCGTTGATGGCTTTCAGGATACTTCCGCGAACCGCCGTGCTGCCCTTGGCTGGCCCGTTGCCGGGTACGCCTTGCCGCGCTTTTGCAGGGGGAGAGGCAGCCGCCAGCCTTGCCGCTTTCGCAGCTTCAGCATCAGCCTTGGCTTTTTCGGTCGCTTTCTTCTCTTCGCGTTCCCGCAGGATTTGCTCCCGCAGATCATCATTTGCCCAGATCGCCTTGTCATAGGCTTCTTGCATGGTTTGAGCCGCGCCGCCGGCCATGAGTTGCCCCATGGTTTGCCGCACTGCATCAAAATGAGGATGGTCTTTTGCGAAGTTGGAAAGGTCCTGGGCTACTCGTTGCTGTTCTGCGTATTGCTGCGCGCCAACTAACGATGTAACCTGCTGTTCTAATTGACCGAATTTGTCCAAAACCGGGCGTAATGGCTCCGGAATGTCCTGCGCCATATCCTGCGCGGATTGTTGGGCTTGTGAAAGGTCGATTCCATAGGTCCGGGCCAGATTGTGAAAAGCCGCCATCCGCGTCTGTGGGTTGCGAAGCGAGTTTTCCCATTCCACCAGGCGGCTGACCGCCTGGGCGTCGTTTGCAATCCCGTACTGTTGCAGTATCGGGCGAATCGGCGTGAGAACCTGGGCTATTTCATCGTGTCGTGTCGCTTTGTCTTTGTACTTCTCAATTCCCTTCTGGAAGTCGGACTCGCGCTTGCGCACTTCGTCTTTCACGCCTTGCGGCAGTGATTCCCAGAGAGGTAAAACTTCCTTTGACCAGCTAGACGGAGCCTGGTGTGGATCAGACTCCGTTTTCGCCGGCGGATCCTGCGCAGCGGGGACTGGTGCAGGAGTCTCTTTAAGTGCCGCTGCGATCTTTTCAGGCGCGGCTGATTCTTTGACAGGTTTTGGAGCTTTCGGGGCTTCGGCTTCCTTGACAGCCGCCTTGATCGAATCACGAATTGAAACGGGTTTTGAGGGAGGCTCCGTTTCAACCGGCGCGGGGCCTAATTGGCCTTCCGAACTGACTGCGCCCTCGGTCGCTTGAATATCGGCTAATTCTTCTGCCATTTCGTATTATTACGCCTTATTATTTGACTTATCAAGATATAGCGTTTGGAACACATTAGCATACAAGGGACTTATCCCCACTCACAAGGAGACTTTTCCATGGCAAAAGTACCGACGAAAGCGACTTCCGCGAACGAAGTCCTGGCAAACACCCGCGACGATCATCAATGGGTCCAGGCTCCGGAAGATATCAACACTACTGGCGGAATCCAGCGTGCCATCAAGGCGCAATGGGCGGCCATCAAGGCGTTAGCGGACTATATCGACGGCGTAGCTACCGGCACCACCGACGACCAGGGCAACCCGGTCAAGGTCGCTGATCCCGTTTCAACTGGTAAATCGCCTTCTGTATCGCCTCCCGCCGCTCCCTTTTATCAAGCACCTGCGGCACCCTCGCACGTATAGGCTCGTTGCCTAACTCTATGCAGCCGGCCGCCCTGGTTTCTTTCGAAAAGGCCCGCTTCGAAGAAATCAGCCGGCCGGTTGCATGGTGCTTCAAAGGCTCGATATTGTCGGAAATGACATAGGGTGCCTGCCCCTTTACTCCCGGTTGACACTTGGCCGGCCAGCCTTCGAAGTCGTGCCATTTCCCGCACATCTTGCACATTCGTTGTCTCATAGGATCTCCGATATAATCAGGATTTCGTCCTCTTCTTCCTGCATCTCTCTGATATATTTATGGAATTCGGCAATCAACGCCTTGGTATGCAGGGCTACCTGCTCCAATTCACGGTTCGTCTTGGCCTGAGATATTGCATGCAGGCTGTTTGCAAGTTCTACCACACCATCTGGCTTGGATAGCGCCTGCTTGGTTTCCAGAACCTCCTGAGCATCCTCAGTTATCCCCAAGACCATATTGCGCAGGAAGGCGCGTTTGACCTCTCGAGCGCGGTCTTCGGCGCGTTCCCGCGATAGTCTGGCCGCCTCTAGCTCCCGCAGGCGTTTCTTGTATTTGCGCCAGATATCCTCATGAACGAAGGGATCGAATACCGGAGCGATCGGAGGTGGAGCGGGCTGGAATAGAACCTGGAAGTTCGGAATATCATGCAGTTTGGCCGGAGCCGGCTTGGAAACCAACGGCCATGAATATTGAGCGAATGGGATGGGATTGGTGAATAGCCCCATATTGTAGGGCTGTGCCTGCGGCGGCGAGGATTTGACTGTTTTGGTATTAGGCCAATCCGTCTGGGCAAATGGCGGTTGAACGAATGGCGCTGTCAGCGCGATATTGACGCCTTCCGTCCGCATAACGGACGGGAAGGGCTTGGCGATCGGATTGAAGTAATATGGAACAAATGGGCTGGTTAGGGCCCAAATGCCCTGATCGCTGAAGGCTGCACTGAGTCTGACGGCATTGACGCGCGGCCAATCGTATTGCGCGAAGGGCTTCTGTGCTGGCCCAGGCGGATAGAGATTGATATTGAGCGACCAGAGCGGCTGATCCTTGGCTGGCGCTGGCTGTTGCGGTTTACTCCAGTCATACTGGTTGAATGGAACGGTAACGTCGATCAATGCGCCATCGATAAATGGTGGCGTAAACGATGGCCGATTGAGCGGCCTGGAGAAGTCGTATGGCGTAAATGGAGTGCCAGCCGCAGGGAACAGATTTAGGTTTGCCCCTAATACCTGCGGTTTTGATGGAATCGGGAAGAACGGTTTTGAGGCATCAAAATAGGGAACAAACGGGCTGATTAGTGCCCAGATGGCCTGATCGCTGAATCCATAGCTAGGACGCGGCTGCGCTACCGAAAGCCAGCTTGTCTGGGAGAACGGCGGCTGAATAAAAGCAGCCGTATATAGATTTGGGTTGTATGGCTGCGGTTGTGGGGAAACGATATTGGGAGGCTTGACAGGTCCGAATGACCCAACAAACGGACCAAGATTGGCAATCAGAGGAAGAAAGTTCTCCCGCTGTCTAAGCGATGCACCTTTGATGGAGGATGCTGCCGCCCAATCTGTTTTGGCGAACGGAGACGAAACAACAGTCGGATATAGATTGATGTTATACGGAGCATTCCACGTTGGAATAGCTACTACTGCATTCGTATTAGGCCATTGTCCCTGGTTGAATGGGATTGTTAGCGCCCAGATGCCTTGATCGCCAAAGCTTGTACTTAGCCGAATCGGCGTTACGCGCGGCCAATCCGTCTGATTGAATGGTACATTAGAGCTGTAGAGATTGACGTTGTAGGGCGCATTCCAGGTTGGAATTGCCGCAACTGAGTTAACGCCAAGCCAAATCGTCTGATTGAATGGGATTGTTAATGACCAGATGCCCTGATCTGAAAACGCTGGGACGCTTTTGATGAAGGTGGCAGCAGGCCAATAGGTCTGGGAGAATGGAAAATCAACGCCTTGCACATTGGCAAGGTTGTTTACTGCGGGGAGATAGAATCCGTATACTTGGCCAGTCGGTTTGCCGTGGCCTATCGCCATGTTAGTTCAACGACTGGAAAACAACCCATTGAGGCGTACAAGATCCGGCAACAGATAGCGTCCATCCCATGGCTAGACCCTGTGCGATGGAAGCATCGAAGGAGGCGGAGGTTCCACCAAAGGCCAGATCAAATGAACTGCCAGCTGTCGCCGCCGTACCACCTGCCTGAAAGAACCCGCTTCCTATTGCGGTCGAGTTCGTGCCCGCAAGACCTACAGTGCGGACTACCATCGTGAATTCCAGATACCATGAAACGTTGGTCAAGCTGACCACAACCGTCTGGGTAACGCTGGGGCCAAGGGATATGCCGGATGTGGACGTGCCAACTCGCGGCGTAATGATTAGCGTACCGGACGCGCCAGTTGTTACGATGCCACCGGCACTGACCTTATAGACCTTACCCGCCTTGATATCTCCGACGTTGATTGGGGAGAATAACGCAGTGGGCCAAAGCAAGGTTTCAGTCGTCGCCGTGATCGCAGCCGCCAATGGATTGAGCGTCGGCGGATCGACCAGCGTATCCATAAAGTACTGCCTGCTCATGAAATCGTTCCTTTATCGGGTGTGGATCCTGAAGCGCAAAAGTGTAGGCAAGAAGCCAAGCCAATTACCGAGATCATCAAAAAACAGGATGTTTCCATTGTCATCTATGAATAGAGTTATTCCATTATTGTCCATGAGGTTTTGAGCCATTTACTTACCTACCACGGTCCAGACAGAACCATTATAGCGCACGACGACGTTGTTTGATCCGCCTCCGGCTGCTGTGGCTCCCCAGACCGCTGTGTTGCTATCAGTAATGGTGTATTCCGCCCCGATCAGGGCTTGCAGATTAGCATCTGCGCCCGCTTGTCCGGGCAGACAGGTAAACGTCATCCCAAGGGTATTGAGGCCGGATGTTATACCCGCAGGCAATGCGCTCGAACAGTTCAAGAACTGCACGCCTGCCTTGGATGCAGTATTGGTCGGCATTACCCAATCGGCTTGAGTATGGATGGTTAGAGCGACCCCCGTGACGAGCTGCGAATTGTTAACGCTGTACGTTCCCGTACCTCCAGCGCCCGTTAACGTGCCGCCCGACGAAGCAGCATTGCCGGTGATGACCGTATTTGCTGAAACGCCAGCGCCAGTAACGGACATTCCAATGCCGATGGTACTACCGGAAGCTACCGACACCACATTTAGAATCGTTCCGGCGCTCCCAGAGCCATTGCTGATAAGCGAAGACGTTCCCGTCACGACATCGGCGAGTTTATCTCCCGCACACGATATGAACGTAACCTGCTCAAGAACAGCGCTTGGAGCAATAAAAATGGCCCCTGCGTAACCATTATTATCAGCCCCGATTCCCTCGATAACGAGATTGGTGCCCTTGGCGATGTACATTCCACTGTGAGACGTGTATCCGGTCACGCCAAACTGATCTACTGGCTCTGTGGGTGTTCCAGTGTAAAAGCATCCGTTGATCCTTCCGGTGCCTGCATTGAAATTATAATGTCCATATCGGCAGGCTTCTGTTTCAATCGCAGAAATATCAATCGGAGCGCATATCGTCGGCCAAAAAGATAGAAGCGGAATCGGGGTTGAAATAGTGAAAGATGAACTAAGCTGGTAAGTACCAGCAAAACCAACACCCGTTAGTCCTCCGGGATTTGTCGTATGGTCGCCTATGATAGTAACCGCGCCATTATTGGCTGTATCGCCCGGAAGCTGACCCCACGTAGGCAACGTAATGCCACGCCCGATAAGAACAGAATTTAAAGGGAATTGCGGAATATCACTTGGATCGCCGAATGTTCCACCTATTGTCAAGGTAGTACCGCTGACCGTGCAAGAACTTGCCCAGCCAACTCCCATACCTAGCATGATCCCGACATTGCAGTTTTCGATACCAGCTCCGTTGATAATGGTGCCATTGCTTCCGAAGGAACCAAGAGCCACCATCTTCGGAGTAGTAGAACGCCAGCCGTAGATTAGGGGAGAATAGCCGTATATGCCTACCGTTCCGTTATATCCGGTCGTGCCGTCAGAATTAGAATCACCCGTGCAATTGCGAAATGTCAGCTCAAAAGCGTTGTAAGGTACGAGCGCGTTTATCATTCCTGTGAAGTAAACATTCTCGATCAGACAGCTTGAATTGCCTATACAGAGCGCGCCACTTCCAACCCAAGTGCTGGAATTGGTAATTCGCATATTTGATATTTCATTGACGCCGTTTACGTTACCTGCACTGGATTGAAATAAAATAAACCCATTGTTGACGGTGCCTGCGATCTGCGTAGCGCCACGTCCTGAACCGATTATTCTGCCGTTTGTCCCTTGTGTACTTGCGCCGGTATTAGATATGTCAATTTGAGCATCGACTATGTATGACCCAGGAGGGAAAAACAAAGTCCCGCCTTGCCCGCTGGGAGAACTTGTCCACATTGCTGTAAGTGCTGCGCGAATTGCAGCCGTATCAATTGTGCTACCGTCACCCTTTGCACCATAATCCTTGACGTTGTAAACATCCGATAGACGATCTCCGAACGAGCGTGATGTCGTGCCACCAGTTGATTTTATAACTGCTGTTGCAAGATTTGCGGTCATAGGCCCCACTTCGTTCTGAAGTAGGAATCCAGATTGTTTAAGTCTGTACCTGATAACCCGGAATTTGTTAGCACCAGTTCTGAAATAGAACCATCGAATGGCGCTGATCCACCGGCACCCGCACCGATTGTAAGTGCCTGATTGGTGGTAATTGTTATAGTGCTTGCAACAGGTGTCCCAGCCACATTATTCAAATATGCCGTGTAATTTACACCATCCCATACCGCCCCCAATCGCATATTTGCGCCGTTTACAATTGTTACTCCCGTCACCACACCAGAGTTATCACGTCCCGTTATAGCGGTAGTAGTTAAACCTACCCTGAGCCATGAGAAAAAATTGTTATAGCATATTATTTGCGCCGGAGTACCAGTGGAAGAAGTAACAATGCCAGCAATAAAGGCACTCGATGTGCTTATGTTGCCGATGGGCATTACGGTTTTTTCTAACCATTGAGCACTTGCGGTAGTAAAAACAATAGTAGGGCCGCCGTTGAATCCAGTTGTATTATATACTGGTTTAGTGGTTCCCGATAAATGATTTCCATTCCCGCTCTGGTCGTTCCATTGCGCAACTTGTTGCCCATTGGTCGCTGGTGTAATACCCGCGTCGTTGAAAACTCCGACATCTGCCTTATACCACCCAACTAGAGCCGCACCAAGGCTAGCGGGAGTCCATGATGAACCTCCGGTTTGCAATACAGGAGTCATGATGATGCGCCGATTGACGATGTTGGTAGTCATGGCGCACCTTCATTTATAGTCCAGCAAGCGTAGTGTTTAATGCATCAACCCTGGCTTGCAAAACAGACTTCATATTATTCATTATAGTCGCAGTTTCAGAAACGGTAAGCGGAGCAATATCCACTCTGCTTCCGCCAGCTATCGGATCGGATATTGTCAGTGATCCAGCCGTAATAACGGCGCTGTTTGTGACAGCCACAGTCAAATTTGCGATCTTTGCTGTTAGGGCATCAATTGCAGCCGCCGTCGAACCGCCAGACCTTGCACTGGCGATATCCATTAGAGCACTTCATAGAAGATATCAGCACCAATCAGGCCGGCCGTGCCGACGTTGGCGGATGAAAGCACCGTCTCGGAATTAGAGGTCGTTGCAACACCAACCGATACCCATTCCTCCTCGGATCCTGGATTGGTCTGCCATTGGATAATTCCGCCAAAGGCATTGAAAGACAGGTTGAGTCTGGCAATCGTCACGGCCGGCGAGCGGTTAGGAGGCGTAGCTGCTGCTACCATCGCAACCGGAACAGTCGTCACGGTAATTGCTGCAATATTGACAGAAGCATCCGTATTAGGAAGTGCTAGCGCGGTTGGGGTGATCGCAAGCGTGGAAGATCGAGCAAGACAGGTCGCCGTCACCGCAGAGCTGGAGGCCTGCCCTTGTAGCAGCACCTTTCCGATCTTGAGAATATCGGTCGCGGAACCGGCTTTCAGAGCGGCAAATGTACCGGCGGAAAGAACGCCATCAGCCTGCTGCGTTGGAGTGAAGGAAGAAACCTGGAAGATTCTTTTGGACATTTACGACTCCTTTGGAAAGAAAAAGCGCCCCAGTGGTTCCGTAGGAGCTTCCGGTAGCTTGCCCGTCAGGCAAGGATTTCCTGCAACGTGCAGATAATCGTCAATATACTTGACGAATGGCGTATGGACATAGCCGGGCTGCTTGCGAATCCAGTCGCAGCCATCGCAGATGTAATGCCCTTCCCGATTGTCGCATTCAAAGCATTTGGCACGATCGCGGGTACGGGCAAAGTTGCGGACCACCACATTCTTGCAGTGCGAACAGGTCATGGTATCCTGCTCGAATACCTTGCCTTCCCCGCATTGCTTCGGATCATAACCGGCCTGCAGCGCCACGTCCTCCGGCAAACCAGGGGAAGCCCGATGATCCACCATGATATAGCCCATCTGCTTGGCCATCACTGCAATCCTACCATTTTGCCGTCAGGCCCTCTTACGATCTGACGCGCGGTCTCTCCCTTAATTACTCCAATAGCCCTTCCATCTGGCCCCCGTTTGACTTCTACCGGGGCCCTGATGTGGTCGTGCAATCCCTTCAAATGCTCTGAAATCTTGCCAATGGCGTCCGCTACATGATTCGCCGTGTCGTTGGGAACCTTGCCATGCTTGGCCATTTCATCGTGATGCTTGGCCTTCGCCAGTTCTTGCTTGCGATCGTGCTCCTCGCGAGCGAATTGTGTTTCGCGCTCCTGCACCTCGCGATCCTCGCCGGCTTTCTTCTCCTCGGCTCCCGCTTTTATCATGGCAATGTGAATGTCCATTTCCTTCATCCGCATGTCCATCGCCTTCAGCCGGCCTTCCCACTCCATTTCCATGTGCTTACGCTGGGTCTCGAGCATGGAGTTTTGTTTTTCGGACTCCGCTTCCACCTGTTGCGCCTGCACTTCTGCTTGCGCCTTCATCATGTCGATCTGGTTTTGCTGGCCCTCAGACTGGATCTTGTGCTGTGCAAGTGCCATGTCGGCCTGGGCCTTTATTTCGTCCGGTGACGGCTTTGGCGGCTGGCCGGCCTTGGCTTTGGCATCGATTTCCGCCTTGTCAGCGAAATCCTCAATGGCGGCTTCAAGATCACGGCCGACTCGAAAGCCCCTAACAGCAAATTGCAGCATTTTAGCCGCAAGTGGAGCAAATTCCGGTATTGCCTGGCTAACTTCAGATGCGACTTGTACAAACTTAGTGACTTCAGAAACAAACTCGGTTCGCTGGGCCTTCTCTTGCTCCCGGTCGCCTTGCACCGTCGAATCGGTTTCGATGTCAATGCGGAATCCTCGCGTTTTATCCTGTTTTAGAAGCCCGATCGCATCCATGATGAGCTGCAGCTTGCGCTGCTGCTTCATTTCAGGCGGTTCTTCGGGAGGCGGCCCTGGAGGTGGAGCGCCACCGGGCGGCTGGAACGGCACGACATTTGATCCCGCCTGACTGGCTTGAACAGGCGAGGCCATCATTCCGGGAGGCGATTGCGGCACGTTCCCAGGTGACTGCATTGGTGGCAAGGCTGGCGGATCCATGCCCTCATCATTGAGCGCACCGGAGACCTGGATCAATGTTTCAGGACGATACTGCTCGGAGATGATTTCTCCCATGATACAGATAATATCACGGCAGAATCGCGCCACGTCATCTTGTCGCTCCTGCAAACGTGTACTTGAATTGTTAGTCTTGAGACGCTGAGCGCCCATCGTTTCTCGCGCGTCACTGGTTCCTCGCATGATATCGGAAATGCCAGTTGTACGGTCCAGATCCGCAATAATCTGTTGTCGTACCTCGATGAGAATCTTAAGAGTTCCAGCGATGGCTTCCACCGGAACCCAATCGATCGCACCTTTCAGCCCTCCCTTTTCGGCAAACATCGCCCAGGAATCGACCGGAATCAGATTTGGTTCTGAGGCCTCCTCAAACACCCGCTTTAGGGCCTGTGCCGATGCATCGTAAACCCCGACGATCTTACAGGATGCCGTCAGGATATCGATTCGCTTGGAAAGGTCGTCGATCTGGTCGTATTGGTCCTGCGATTCGGCATAGTCCGGCACCGGAATCGTGGTGTCGTTGGTCATCGTCGCCGTCAAAGGGCATGGACAGGGGAAAAACCCCTCAAGCTTCAAGGGATCATCAACTTCCTTGACAACTTTATCCCAACCTTCCGCAACGAAATAGACCCTGCGCTCCGGCTTCCACCAGATTTCATAGACCACCGCCTGCATGCCGTCCTTGCCGGTGACTTGCGTTGGCGTGGTGGATGAGGATTTGAGCGGTTTTTCATCCCCGACATTGTGGGTGAGGGGAATCTTCTTCCAGTCCTTGAAGCCAGCCTCTTTCATGTCCGATCGGGACATATAGAGCTTGCGGCCCTTGCCCTCTATTTCCGGCTCGATCCGGGCATAGGCAGGGAATGTGTAATAGTCCTGCCAATGGCAATATGTGACCTCGATGCTTTCGGCGAGGAGTTCGCGTTCTGCTCCATCATCTCGCGAATCATCGCCAGTTTCAGGTTCGCCACTCGCGTCTGTAATGTCATCATCTCCCTTTTGTGGCGGGGAGATAGACTCTCCAAAGAGAGGATTATATCGAAGCCAGACCTGACCCCTTCCAACCAGGAGATAATCGTTTCGGGCTCGTCTGATGGCTGCGTCAAATCCTGACATCTGGACTTCATAGCGCAGGTTCCTTTCCAGGATTTGACTGGCCACCCGCCCTACCGGATCTTTGTCCAGAAAGCGCCTTTCAGCGATCGGAACTGGCACTCTCGAGTAGATTGCGGGCTTTAATGTCTCGGTATTGGCCCAGAATAGATTTAACCGCCTAGCCACGCCGGCCGAATTGTCGTCCCGCTCATCCCGGTAATGGCGCGCGATCTTCTCCCCGCGCTTGTGCCATTTGTTCATTTCCCGGTCGCATTGCTCGATCTGGCTTTTCCACCAGACCGACATTTCCTGGTCTTTGGTGATCGGGATTGCCATCAGGTCCCGCCTAGCAATGCGCCAATTGTTGGATCTTGCTTCGGAGACCCAAAAACAGGCGAATTCTGTACCTGACCAAATGCCGGAGAAGCCATCGCACCGGCAAGACCATACTTCTTCAGGATATCGATCAGCTTGTCATTGAATACGACGTAGTTTGATGAGCCTTGACCAGCGCCCCTTGATCCTTGGTCTAGATATTTGATGCCAGGGATGCCGGCTTGTTGAAGGGCTGGCACGGCTGCTGCTTTACGTCCCATGCTTTCATAAAACTTTGCACCAGATTGTGCGGCATTCCAATCTTCCCATGCTGCGTCACGCTCCCTTGCCAGCCGATGCCACCCTTGTTCATTTCGCATCATATTGGTGACAGGATCGCGATCAGAAGTCAGAGCATCCATTTGTTCTTGAAGTATTCTGACTTTGGCGGCAGACTCCTTTGGATCGGTCGTACCTTTTAGGTTTTGATATGCTTCGCGGACATGTTGCGATTGCTCACTCAGCGGCTTATCCCAATCCAAGAAGTGCTCGGGATCGGCGTTGATGTTGACTTCGTACATTTTGCCGGGGTTTGGATCAGTCAGCGTAAACTTGTGGTCTGGATTAGTAGCAAAATCCAACGCTTGCGTTATCGTTCCGTCTTTCGGATTTCGCTGTAAGTCGCTCTGAAGATGTTCAATGGTTTTACCTAAATCTCCCCGATTTTCCTTGAAGCGAGAGGAAAAAAATCTTTCAAAGGAACGCGGGCTATCGTCAAGCATTCCTTCTCGATAGGGAGTGTTTATCTTGGTTTGGCCTGCATATTGCGTCAGTGCATCGCGATAATACTTCGCGACTGGTTCTGACTCCGCAAAATACAATCCATGCCCGTAAGCCTGCGCGCCCTCGCCCGTGCCGATCTTATCCAGCGAAAATGCATCGAAGTCATGCGGCGAACCGTGATAGGCCCGGATCGGTCCAGCACCTAGAGCCATTTCTGAGCCTCTGAGCGGCACGCCAGCAACCGCTCCCGTTCCCATTGGTAGCATGGCAGCGTTAAAGACCGGCGATGGATCATATTGACCTGTATCAGTATAGAGTTGCGCCGCACCAAACGCCTTCTTGGCGGTATCTCCAAGTCCCGCATAAAGCCCGCTAATCAAACTCGCTAAACCGGCCGGCTGCTGCGCTATCTCCCCTGGACTTCCCGTTCCAAAGGGCATCCCGGATACGTTGGGATCGTATCCCCGATTCATCAGCATTTCAGCCATTGTGGGCATTTAGATCATGAATCCCCAGGAATTGACGGTGATGGCTACTGCCATTTTTCGCACTCATTCTCTAAGGATTCAGAACGCGCCAACATCCAAATAAAACTGATAAGGAACAGCAAATGCAATGTCATTATCATTTGTACTTTCCGGCCCTATCAGCCTTATATTCCTTAGAGTATTTCTTCAAAAACTCTGTATTATAAGCCCTCACCATAGCTGATGATTTAGCATAGTTTGAGTTGGCAAGTTGCCATTCTGGAGTAGCCCTAACATTTTCAGGTGTCATTCCCATCAATCCACCGCCTGATATGGCTCTCAACGCCTTACTATGGGCTTCCATTTGTTCCCAAAGTTTATCTTTGACAGCCTTGGCTTGGCTATAATCTATGGCAGACTTGATCTGCCCTCGAAGATCGGAGCCGCTAAACCTTCCATGCTCGTCATGGTTAGGATTACCCATTAGATCAGGAATCCCCAGGAATTGACGTTCACTGCCGTAGCCGTACCATCCGCTGTAGTCGTTACCGTGATGTTTGTATTCACCGCAGAAGCCGGAATGGACTGGTTAAAATTAACCGTCAGTGTAGAGCCGGCCGCCGAGGACAGGAGCTGATAGACCTGCGAACCACCGGCCAGGCCGGCCACCGTAATCGGCCCCACTGCAGCTGTGCCGCCGATCGCTGATACCGTGAAACCGGAGATATAGGCTGTTTTCAGGGCTGCAGACGTTAGCGTGCCAACCACCGCACCTGTCGTGCCGCTAGCATTGCCAGCAATCGCTGTAACGTTTGATGGCAGGGCGGGGTTTGAAATAACCGGAAGCGGGTTGGAGGCTGAAAGCACCGCGCCGGCCTGAATGGGCGTGACAGGATTGAGCGGATTGGTGTTGTCGGTCATTTGTCACCCCAATTGGTAAGCTGTGCTTACGTTCGTTTCACGTGAAACGTTTTGTGAAACAATTTCGCATAGCTATACACGAACTCGCCGCGTTTGCGTAGGCTGATCCCACAAATCATCCAAAGATACTTGGTTATGCGCGCCAACTCCCAAAATCTTTCCGGGCACACGCTTCTGTATGTCCTTGATGTATGGCCGGCTCATGCAGGCGTATCGGATTTCATCCGGTGCGTGATCCTCTGATTCGGTGTCCACATCCTCCGGTTTGTCGCTATCATGTTGCAAAGCGGGAAGAGTCCGAATCGAATCCCGGCAAGTCGAGAAGAAGTAAATCATTGGTCGCTCGCCATCCCCAATAAGCCTTGCCCTAAGCTGATCCCATCCACCCATTGAACCTCGTTTGGCGGTTCGGGTGTTGTCGGCCCTGCGAAAGAATACCCTATAAGGAGGAGCAGCCATACGCTCCGCAATGCTAGGTCCGCCTTTGTTGCTGAAGCAGTCAGGATCAAGCACCCCATATGTTATGGCCGGATTGCCCTCTAAATCCCTTGGCTCATTCATTTCCCTACTGACAATGCCGGCCGCTATGTCCTCAACCGGGATCTTCAATCCGATGTTTGGGGCACTTGCACCGTACCATTCTCGATAGCGCACAAGAGCCCCTCTAGGTAGTAAAGTCGAATTAAGTTGATAGCTGTCGCTGACAACGGCCCACCAACCGATTGAGAATGGGCTAGCAGATCCCCAATCGCCCGATCTAAATCGCAACCAGTTGTCGGGGATTTCGAAGGGGGGTATGACATGCCTAGCCTCCGAGAATTCGGGGAAGAATGCGCCTTCAATGACCGACCAATCGCCCTCTAGCCAAGCACGGACAAGCTGAGCGTTACCAACCATTTGCAGGTTAGCCACATAATCCGCGCCCAGATAAGAGTTATCAGAAAGCTTGCTAGGTATGTATATGCGACCGCGTCGGACATGTTCCTTGGTCCAGGGATTCGTAAAGGTCTCATGAACTTCCCTCCAACCTAGTGGGGCCGGATCGATATATCGTGCGCGAACCCACTGATGTCCTGGACCACCAGGATTGCCAGTAGCGCGAAACCCACAAGGAATGCCGTGGCCAGAGCGCAGCGTTGCCATGAGTTTGAAGATGGGGGAAGGATTGGGGAAAGTCCCGATTTCCTCAATATAGACGCGGGTATGAGACCGGCCCTGGTAGCCGTCTGCGTCTGAGTCGCGATCGAGATAGGCGAACTGGAACCGGGAACCGTTGGGGAAACGCCATAGTTTCTCTTGCTCATGGAATGTTGCCCCTAATGGTCCGAAAAGCTGGCGCGATCGCTCAATTGTATCAACGAGTTGAGTGCGTTCACGTCTAAACATAATTGCGTTCGAATGTTCACCATAGCGGTCCTGGTGGCTGATAAACTCACCGAGCATTCCATCTGTCTTGCCGCCGCCTCGAGCGCCACCGAAGAAGACTTCAAAGATCGGGCAAGCGAGTAGAGCTGTCTGTGGCCCAGGCTGCGGCTCCCAGATGATGTTTTCATTGGACATATCGGAACTTGGTCAATCTCATTCCCTGACGCAGCGCAAACGATCCATAAAGGGCCAATTGTCTGGCCCGATGGCTAGATACGTTTAGCCTCAATCCTATTTCCCGATAGCTAAGGCCTTCGCAGCGAAGCAAGAAAGCATGATCTCGGCGTGCTCTAACCATGTCTTTTTTCAATGACATCAAGCATCAATTCTATGATTTGATTAGCTTTGGCTTCCGATACCAATAATGGATTGAAACCGAACAGGTAGGTATTGGCCTCGTTGGACAGGAAGTAGTGCCGCTCTTCCTGGTTCTGATCGGACTTCCAGACTTCAATGCGGTAGTTCATTTACGCTTCTTGCCGGCCTGCCGCTTCACTGAATAGGCAATGGCTACCGCTTGCTTCTGTGGCTTGCCGGCGCTGATCTCGGCTTTGATGTTGCTGGTGAAGGCCTTCTTGCTAGTGGACTTCTTGAGAGGCATCTTCAATGCTCCTGTGCTCGATCGGGACGTGCTGATTAGACCATTCTATAGTGTTGTCAATGACTTGCGGCGCTCTGATAACGTTATGCGTTAGTTCTCCCGCTATTTCAATAGCTTGAGCTGGTTGACCCCAGCCTCTATTCAGCAATGCTTGAGCGGCGGCTACCCTTGCGGCATGAGGAGCTTCTTCGCATGTCATGATCTTCGCGAGGGTGTGCAAAGCTGATTTGGTATGAATGCGGGCAGCCGCTTTGATATCTGTTAGTGCTCTAGGCATTTTGTGGTTCCGGTTTGAGCATGGAATCAAAGCAGTAGTAGGCTTTGTCCTTGTCGTATGGGGTGTCTTTTGGCAGTTGCTTGAAGATTGATCTACCTTCTTCGCGGCGGATGAGCTGCCAGATGGTTCCTGAGTTGGTTGCGATCATGACGGATCCGATCGGCATCATTGGAACAGGCTCGCGGTTCCCAGGATACCCCACATCAAGGTAAATCCAATTGCGAAGGCGGTGAGCTGTCTCATTTCAGGGCCTCATCGATCATGATTTGCCAGATTGGTACTGGATAACCATCATGAAACATTTCATATGCCGCCCGTTTCATTTCCTCGGTCGGTTCCCGCATGGCCTCAATGGCGGCGCGAGCTACAATTTCAAAAGCCTGGTCGCTAGTTTTGAAATTCTTCCCCGTACTTGCCATCGCATCTTTAACCCCGGCTATTACGCGCTCCACCATCTCGCTCATGCCGCTACCCATAATACCCTGAGCCGGCCGTTCTGACGCATCCTTGCGCCTGAATCCTTCAGCAAACCGCCTTTGACGAGTTCTGCTCGGCGCGTGCGATAGGTCGATCCCTGGTCGTTGAAGTGGTTCTGGATGTCCAGATCTGTCACCCCACCCGGATACCTTAAGACGTAGGTGAGGATATCCTGCTGTATCCGGGTGATTCGGTCCGCCGATAGCCGGTTGCGAGAGGTTTCAGGATCCGTCTTACGCCATGTGGAAAAGTCCTCGGCAAAAGAGGCTGCCAACTCGCTAAATGCACCCATCAGAATGCCTTCCTGATTTGCGACAGAATGTCCCAGCAATTGTCCCTCACGGTAATATCAAGCATTTGTGATCGGGTTGGTTTCAGCCATGACTGGAACAGGTTGCCATATTTGTCCTCGCGAATGTGGATCTCGATGATGCGAATCAGCGTTTCCCATTCTTTCATGAGCACCGCTCCTGATCTTCTATCTCCGCAATCATCTTTATTTGCTTAAGCTTTTGCTTATTCGACCAGCGAATCAGCGTCACGATCCAGCCGTGCCATGTCAGGTTGAGCTTGTCGGCCAGTTCGTCGCTGCGCTCGAAATCTTCCGGATGTAGACGAATGGATTTTGGGGGACGCTGTTTTTGTACCATGCCGAACGATTGCATAAGTATTACTTGATGTCAAACTTATTCCGCTTGGCCCATTCGCGCTCAACAAATGCTGCCCGACGAGCAAGGCTGTCTTTCTTGTGATGGATCATTTTCCCGTTCTTCAGAACCTTGCCATCTGCATATTTATATTCGATCGGTTTCTTTTCTTTCGCTCTTTCCCACACTCGTTTGGTCATTGTGATTCCTGTGGATAAGTTAGGATTCAAGTGAGACTCCTCCCTTTTTCTTCCAACGATCTCCCCACGGGCGGTGGTTCGATGTTGCCCCTGGTTAGGGGGAGACGGTGCTAGTTAGAAAGAGGAGGCGACGCGCGCTACCCAATAGCGCCGTAGCTAGCCTCCTCTTTCGTTAACTCCATCCGAATACTCAATATCTTCGTTGGTTTGCGGACTGAAAAAGGGTAAAACAGGGTACCACCGTACCGATCCTCTCCGCGCGGTCATCCCGATTTTTCGGAAATCGGCAAAACCCGAGTTACCCAAATACCTCTAGGCGCGAGAACCATCGATTCGCGCCACAGTCATTTGTGGCTTTCGGATCCTAGATGCTGTGGAGGGGTTGACCGGACTGGCTAGGATTAGTATTTAACCTAGACCAAACAATCCGGTGTATCTCGCCAAAGAACACCATCGGATTCAGGCCCGGACCTTTTGCGAGGTGCCGGGCCATTCTTTTGTAGCGCGTTATTTCACAATTCGCAAGTGATGGCCTTCGGCCTTTGCATCGTCCTCGAGCACATGCCGCAACAGGCTGGCCGCAAGGGTTTCCTCAGTCCAGTTATCCCGGAACCGAAGATTGATCTCCATCGCCGTTAGCTTCAGGGCCTCGGCTACCTCGTCCGGTACGCGAATCATTAGGTTCTTCATTGGCTCTGTCCGGATAAACAGGGTCAGTATCCCCATCCCATCTAACGAGGCAGTCATAATGTCCCAATTCGGCAACTTCAAGCCAGCCGAGTTGTTCCCATAGCGGAACTTCGTGGATAAGCACCCTTTTGAACCATTTTATGGATTCGGTAGCCATTGCCGGAACTTCCCTTGATCGTGATGCTAGTATCCATGAAATCGTTGCGCATATGCACAATATGGGCGCGGACTGTTCCCCGGCCTGTCTGCGAATCACAGCCATAAATCACCCACGCCAGCTCCTCGCTCGAGATCCCTGGCCGGCGTTTGATGGCGTCCCAGATCCTGATTCGAGTGGGTGTGAGATAGACGCCCTCGCGGGTTCGGCTTGATGGCATAGACTGGCCGCAATATCGGCAGCAGTTCAAATCCGCCATATCCGAACCTCCAGGCTGTGTTCCAATGCGTAAACCTTGCTGACCTGACCTACCGTCACCAGCCGATCGTCCACCCAGACAATCCCATTGAGCGCATCAGATACTACCTTGCCGATATTGTCCCAATCCACCCGTCCCGTATAAGGCTGGCCCGGCAATTGGCTCTGCATTCGCTTGGGATAGCCCTTGGGCACGGCAAACGATGCAATGATGTCCAGCCTGCAGGGACACTCCAATAGCTCATGGCCGCCCATCTGCAGCGATCCCAGGATGGCTATTTCGCGCTCGTAGGTCGTGGTGCGGGTTGTTGTGTATGCGTGTCCATTGACGAATCGGGGACGGGCTTTCGGAATAACCAAGCCTTCGACCTTGAATTGAATAAACGGTTCCATGAAATATCCTCTTGCATCGTAGTATTACTTGTGCGAGGATATGTCAACAGCGGGGACGGTCATAAGACACAAGCCATAGACCGTTGATTTTGTTGGGTCGAGTGCGTCAAGGCTAACTTAGAAAGGCGCTAATAGCGTTAAATAGATGACCGTGACTATACGACATGGCGATTGCCGGGAAGTGCTTAGGACAATGCCGGATAAATCCGTCCATTGCTGCGTGACCTCGCCGCCCTACTTTGGCTTGCGGGACTACGGCCACGCCGGACAGATCGGGCTAGAGCCTACGCCGGACGCTTTCGTGGCGGAAATGGTGGCCGTGTTTCGGGAGGTGCGGCGGGTGCTGCGGGATGATGGAACGCTCTGGCTTAACCTCGGGGATAGCTATTCAGGTTCCGGCAAGGGCGGCAATCCGGCAGACAGCCCCCATCAAAAGCAGCGCACGAATGCCGGGTCAATGACCGTTATCGGCAATACTGCTCGCGAGGCCGCTAAAACAAAATTCTCCGGCGAAGATCGAAACTTCGGTCTCAAACCGAAAGACCTGATCGGCATACCTTGGCGCGTTGCATTCGCCCTTCAGGCCGATGGCTGGTATCTGCGCCAGGATATCATCTGGTCGAAACCTAACCCGATGCCAGAAAGCGTAACCGATCGCTGCACCAAGGCGCATGAATACATTTTCCTGATGAGCAAGTCGGCAAGGTATTATTACGATCAGGACGCCATTGCAGAGGCCGTCACGGCGTCCACCATTGATCGGCTGTCACAGCCTAACCTTGACAATCAAATCGGCTCAGAGCGCGTCCCTGGCAAGACAAACGGCAACATGAAAGCGGTCGGACGAGTCGATAAAGGATCTGGCGATGGCCTAGTTGACCAGGGAATGTATTCGGGCCGCGCAGGATCCCGGGCCGATGGGCTTCGCAACCGCCGCTCGGTTTGGGAAGTCGTCACGCAGCCATTCAAGGAAGCCCACTTCGCCACCTTCCCGCCCGACCTAATCGAACCCTGCATCAAGGCCGGATGCCCCGAAGGCCGCACAGTCCTAGACCCGTTCGGGGGGGGCTGGCACAACGGGCCTTGTAGCCGACCGGCTTAAGCGTGACGCTATCCTGATCGAACTCAATCCAGAATATGCCATCATGGCCGAACGCCGTATCAGGGCAGATGCAGGAATGTTTTCAAACGTTGTGCCGCTTAGTGCAGAGGAATGACATGAGGGTTTATAATTGGCGAACATTGCTTAGTTGGGTGACGGTCGATAGCCGCAACTTGGCTTGTCACCAATTGTGGGCCTCATATCGTTGGGAACGCAGATGCCGCTAATTCGCTTTGATATGCGAAGGCCGTCCAGTCGTCATTTTGACGACGCAATGGAGGTCAGGATTTGCCGGACTCCCTGGGGTCGGTTTTGCGGGGTTTGCTGGCTCCTATTTACAAACTGGTATCGGTAATCAGTAGAGAATGGCCGAGGGGATAGGCACCACGAATTTGAGAGCCAGACCGCTGGAACTGTCGGATGATGTTCCCCTCCGGGTCCAGTGCCGCTAACGAATGGCAACACAGATCAGTAGAGAACGACACATGATCGCCTATGTGGGTCATTTTGTAACCATCAAATCTAACTCAAAACGGTACTTCGGCGGCTACGGAAAGATTCGCGCCTTTAATCCATATTCGCCAAAGAGTTTTTTGATTGATCGATTTGAGGCGGCTGGTTCGGGACTTAAAATGTTTTGGGCTTGTCGTAACGAGTTTGAGTTCGTTGGTCCGACCATCAATGATTATCTCGTATCAGTTTCGAATGGAGACGGGCCGTGACCCGCGCCGGCGGCGCGGATCGGTCCCATCATGACCGATGAGTGACACGATATTTCTGCGGAGTCTCGGTATTGGTTGAAGTTCTGGACAAAATCCTACCCCAGAATAAAGCTAATGGACCCGCAGGTAGGTGTGCATCCCTTGGCCGGGATTCCGCAGAAATATTAGTGTCGTTTGTGAGCAGACAATGAGCCACCGCATTCCCTTGAAAATTATTGAACAACCCAGGTCGATTAACATTGGCAATCTGGTGCAGAAGCTACGTCGGATCCGCACCGAACTAGCGCAAATGGTGCAACAGGTCGATGATGCCTTGGACCGGATCGAAGATAAAACGCAATAAAGTTGCGCAGAATTCTGCATCATAGCCGTTGACAATAGTAATACTACGGGTCTATGATCCTTCCATCGAATTAAGGGAGATGGACGGGCAATTCGGCCCGCAACTTTCGGAGCCTCTCATGACCTACTCGGTCGCTTTCGTTAACTCGCAGTCCGGCCTTTCCGAGACTTCCCGTTTCTTCAACACCAAGAAGGCCGCCCTGAATTGGGCAGCTTGGCTTCGCGGCCGCTCTTTCGTTGCCGAGACTTCGGTCTATCGCGGCGAACTAGGTGGGGAGTTGGTCGAGAGAAAATCTTGACCTCTAAATCTCTCCTAGCAACCGAGCGCAAATGCTCGGTTGCTTCTCACAGATCGAATTAAGGGAGATGGACATGACCGCTTTCAATCATTGTCGCTTTTGCGATGACTGGCGAGATCAGGGATTGGTCCACTACGGCACGCGCCACTACGCGCACTTCCGTTGCTATCTCGAAAAGGGAAAGCCCTTGGATAAGTTAGAAGGGTGGCAGCTTGGCAAGTTCCCCTTTCGCCTTCTTCGCGAGTTCAGCGTCACCGATGAGAATGGTGAATTCCGCGATCCCGTCTTGGGCGCAAAATTCAAAAAATCACAGGCCGCATGATGCCCTTCACCGTCACCATGCAGGACTTCTTCATTAGCTGCTGCATCACATTTATCGGCGTTCTTCTCATCGCTGGATGGCTGATATGAACTTCTTCGAGCAATACCGCGACAAAATGATGAAGGTCTACGGACAGGAAATCACCCGCGAATGGTGGGATGCCGCCTGCAGGCAGCCACGCCGGCCGCAGCGCAGACTGTCAGACGCTGAATTCGACTATAACCACGAAGCTGACGAAGGCTGGACTGTACCGGACAGGTGGAATTATGGAGTCTAACCAACGTCTGTGCGTTGCCGCCCTGATCGGTCATTGCGAGGCCATCGCGGAATCAGGCAATCTGCCGGAACCTGCAGAACAATCGCTCCGTCTTTTGATTGCAGAAACCTTATCAGCATTCGGGATGAACCATCATGAACCTATCGGACATTCTATCCGCGATCGAATCAAAGTGCTTGTTTGTCAAGAACGACGCAACATCGCTCGCTGACTTCGTTGCACGTTTACCGATGCAGCGCAACTTCACTACTAAGGCAGAAGCGGCAATGGACGAGGCCGAAGCTGCCCTGATCGAAGCGTTGAAACTCGTCCGAACCTCACGAACTCATTTCCAGAACAAACCTAAGGAACCAACTCATGAAAATCTCGAGCGCATTTCCGTCTGACTACCTCAAAGCTGCCGACCTGGACGAAGATACTCCGCGCACGCTGAAGATGCAGCGCATTGAATTTGGGGTGAAGATTGGCGACGATGAAAAGCCAATTCTGTACTTCTCCGGTGAGCCCAAGGGACTGGTTTTGAATAAGACCAATGCCAACATCATCAAGAAAACCTACGGAGAAGAGACAGACGACTGGATTGGCAAGGACATCGTTCTGTATTTTGCTATGGTCGAATTCAAGGGAGACATGGTGGAAGCCATTCGCGTTCGCGCTCCCAAGACCAGCCCACGTCGTGAGTTCAAGAAGCCTGCAGAGCCGGACGTTGACGAAGAAGGATACCCAATCCGTGACTGATCCGCGAGAAGCCGCCATCCATTGCGAAATGAAGAAATGCGCTCTTAGGCAAAGCAAGGACGGAATCATTGTGAGCTTTGTTCTGCATCAGCATGAAGTCCCGAAGCAGCTTCAGACCGCAGATATCGGCTCGCGATGGATGGTGGCGCTTGTGGAATTGAACGATGACGAAACACCAGTTCACCGGCCAGTAGAGGAGCACCCGGAGGTCGCCGCACGGCCAAAGGGTAGCTGGCGGGATTTGGAACCATGTGCCCAATCCATTCTGAGATGCAAAGACCCCGTTTTTTTGGCTTTCCTGCGAGGAAATAAGGATCTGGCCGTCAATCCGGATACCGTGCCTAATTTGGTGAGACATCTTTGTGGTGTAAAATCACGATCTGAATTGAATACGAATCATAAAGCCCGCGTGATCTGGCATCAACTTGATAGCGAATTCCAAGCTTGGAAACTGGCTATATGACAAACGAATTGAGACAGCGCCAGCCGGTCCTGCGAGATCCGAAGCACCTGGAATTCATCCGCGATCAGCCCTGTTGTATCTGCGGAGGACCATCGGAAGCGGCACATATACGATCGGGAAATATGGGCTGGGGAAAATTGCCTTGTGGAATGCAGGAAAGGGACGACAAATGGGTGGTTCCGTTATGTAATACTCACCACCGCGAACAGCATACGATGAATGAAATGGCATTCTGGCACAAATACAAGAAAGACCCGTTTGTGATATCCATGCTACTGAGGCGGAAATGAGCACTTCCGAAATAGTATGCGGCTGGTTGATGGGCATCGCCGCTGTTCTTGGACCTTACCTTGTCTGTGTCTTTTTTGGAGGCTGCGGATGGAATTGGATCACACCATGAATCATTCTTCTCCTGTAAGTGGATATAACGCCACCCAGCGCGAGTTAGAAATCCATGACTTGCGCATGGAGAATGCCGAACTTCGTGCCCGTCTTGCCCAATCAACGGCCAAGATCATCGAGGAGTGCGCAAAAGTAATCGAGTCGTCTGACCTATGGGACAATAACGGCGAGATTGCCAAGGCAGTCCGTGCTTTAGTGCCACTGTCATCGACCGAGGAGCCTGCTGCCCAACAACCGAACCCGATCAAGGTCATAGCCCTAATCGAACTGCTCAATGAATGCTCGGAGCATGTTCCCCAAAATCTATTGGACCGGATCGTTGCGGTAAACGAGTTGAACGACGGGGCGGTCACATCGACCGAGGTGCCTGCTGCCCAAGGACGAGCCGAGCCGGTCGCGTGGCTGGTGAAATCTACGGCTGGAATAGAAGTTTTCTTATACGAGCAAAACGCGGAACGATGTCGTGACGCGCAGAATGGAACGATCAGCCCGCTATATGCCGCGCCTATCACATCGACTGCACGACATCCGCAATGTCGCGACCCGGATTGTTTCTGTCCGCCAAATACATGCTCGGAGGCCGATGGGCCGGTCACTCATACTGACGGGCCAGAGAAATGATCTTCTTGGCATTCCTCGCCGGCCACGTCTCGATGATGGGAATCCTGATTGCTATCGCGATTTGGCAAACGCGCGGGTATGGCAGTTCATTCACGCGCCCAGAACGGCACGAACCATGACTTTATTCGAGATCATTACTCTGATCTGGCTTTGCGCACTTACGTTCGTGGTCTGGACGATACTGATGGTGAAAATATGAGTTCACTGACTTCGCACAATGGGCACAAGGGGGAATAGATGGCCCTTACCGAACATCAGATTATCTTATTACGCGATTTGATAAGGTGGCGAGGAATCGCGACAAGCAAAGAACTTGGCGGGTATTCGGCACTCGGAGCGCGGGCGAGAGATAAAAGCAAGCGTGAGGGCTTCGTCACCTATGACGGTGGAGCTAAGGGCTATTGGCGCATTACCGAGGCTGGTGAAGCGGCATTAAAGGCGGATCAGTCACCCCAGGTCACCGTCCCGGAGTCCGACAATGGCTGAACACTACAAAGCATTCACTCTGGTTTTCAAAGGCGATTGTCGCGAATTTCCCAATCCATTCACCACGGACAGCCCTTGGGGAAAGCCCTATGCCTGTTGCGTTTGGGACGCGCTTGAGGAAGGCGACGAGCTACGCGAAGAACTTGAGTCCCGTCATGTGGGAAGAACGACACCATGAGCGAATTTACCCAATACTACCGGAAACAGATTGCCGAGCTGCGTCCTTGGAAGCCCGGCGATGATCTGCGGCGCGTCAGCATCTCGGTAACTGATCTTGAAAACGGCTCGCCGAAAGAAGGCGACATGATCGCGCGAAACCCGAATAACCATGACGATCAATGGTTAGTTAATGCGCAATATTTCGCTGAGAATTTCGTGCCTGTTGCTCCGGCAAACGGTCCCAAACATGACTAAACGGCAGCTAGAGCGCCAATTGCGGACTTTGCTGAAATGATATCAGGAAGCTGATGACTATAATCGTCCATCGCTTAAATTCATCCTGAAAAGGACGCTTAAGGATTATGAATCTCTTATCGAAAAAGGAACTTGAAATGCAGAACCCTATGCGGGAAGCCCTGGAGAATTGGGAGATTCTTCAGAGCGAACTGAATGCCGCAAAAGATACCATCCACGAATTGGAAACCATGACCTCCAGCCTGTCTGCCGAGGTTGATTATCTTCGCCAGATGATGGCCTCGGTCACAGCCGAGCGGGACCGTTATAAGGTCTATGCGGTCGAAATCACTACCCGCCTGTCAGGTATCAAGGAATCCATTTTGGTGGCAGAGGCCGGAAGCCGGGAATTTGCCCTAAAACCCCCGATACCCTCCCAAGCCCCACAAATGGCCGCTGGTGAGGCTGAGGAAGTCAGGGCACTCGTAGCCCAACTTCCCCAAAGATTGCCCCAGAACGCCTTTGGCTAGGCAGGATTGGCTGCCGTAGCGATACCCTGGGCTTCGGCCGCAATGGCGTCCAGAGCCGTCTGCTGGGCTGGCGTCAGGCCGGCTGTGGGCATTGCAGCAATCTTGGCCAGAAGGGCAGTTACGCCAGTCTGGATCAAGTCGAGGGAAGCCTTGATTGCGGCGAGTTCGTCATCTACTGCGGCCATGAAAGTCTCCTGGTTGTCGAGAATGCGCGCCATTGCAAGTCCGAGTTCAATAGCCCAGGGAGGCGCGTCATCCCAGGGAGACGGATTCTGGTGGTGGTCGTATCCGAATATATGCTTCATTCAGCAACCCCGGCAAATGCTTGGAGCAGGGCCTAGATCCGGCTTGTCCAGTTCGATCTGTGAAGGCCGGCCATCGCCGGAATAGTGGGGTTTATCTCCCAAAGTGAAACCCGGAATTGATAGACCCCCCGGCTATCATTGACAGCAATGCTATCAGTACGAGAATCAGGACAATCAGCCAGACCGCCTGCTGCAGCCGCTGGGGAATGGCGATTCCCATGACCGAATTAAGCACATAGAAAACAAACCAGATAACGCCACAGATAACGATGATACCTATAAGCAATTGCAAGAGCGATATGGCAATCCCGATCATGGTAACCTCCTGTTCGGAGTCACTCCTCCGGGTATATCTCAACAGAGTATACCCGATCCGGTTCCCATTCCATCCGGTCTTTCAACAGATTGCACAGCAAGTGCTCGTCCTGGGACGACGGAGCTGATTCGGTTGTCAGCAAAACTTTCACTATTCCATTGAGCGGGACAACTGCCGCGCACCTGGCCTTGATCTTCATTTTTCGGCTTTCTGCTGAGCGATTCCCTCTACTTTTCCTTCAGCCTTGGAAGCAAGGCCAGTCTGCTTTAGCAACTCGTCCATTCGACTATTGATGGAAACATGAATGTCCTGAATTCTATATGAGTTACGCATTGAACATGCCCATGCCCCAACAGCCGCTGTGGCCGCAAATAATGGGGAATAAGTCAGGGCAAATTCCAAAATCTGAATCACTGGCTCTGGCTCACTACCCATAGGCCATAAGCGGCCAGCAGTATCATTACTAGCAGGAAAAAGTCGCCCATGTTGACCTCACTTCTGGTTGCTCCCTAACGTCGTGATCTTTTGCAGAGAGTCTGCAATCTTGGTCAGCGTGTCGTTAGCAACCTTCTGGTTGGTCTCGGCTACTGCAAGCCTTGTATCCAGCTTCGCAATGCCTTCATTGGTCTTGATCTGGGCGGCGATGAAGTCGTCCCTGATCTTGGCACGCGCAAGCGCGTCCTCGGTTGTCTTTTCTGTTACCGTCTTGGTAACAACCTTGATGTCCTCACCCTGCCGTGCCAGTTGATCCTTGGTGACATAATAGAACCCGCTCAGGGTGACGATCGCCGTCAAGAGCGGAATGGCACCGAGATTGGTCAGATTGCCTAGTGTGAACCCCGAATTGGAAATAGGGGCTCGTATGACTTCAGGTGACCGTCGCCTTGCCATAACTTTAAGTCCCTGTATCCTCGGCGGTTGCCGCTGCTGCCGCCGTGTCAAATTCGGTGTCCGCTAACGTATCAAGGGCCTGCAAGGTTGCAAGCTGCTGGGCGGTTGTAGCCGGATTAGCTGAAAGCGCCGCAATAATGTTCTTCACCGGCCCGATCAGGTCTTTGTATTCCTGGATCAGCGTGGGCATCAGTTGGATCAGAATGACGATAATCTGGGATACGACATTGGCGGTTGCACTCGAGCCAAGAGCGGGAATCAACTGACCAAGAAGCGAGATAATAGCCGGGATAAGGGCACTCATTGGGCACCGCCGACGTTATACTGGATGAAGATGGCCTGCAGCGTATTGATTGACGCAACCAGCGCGTTATAGAGCCCCGAAGGCCCCAAAGCCCCTGGATTGGCCGCATAGAAGCTTTCAAGGTTATTCCGCGCTACCCGGCCAGCTCGTACCGCCTGGATAATCTTTGGCGTGGCCTTCGGGCTTCTGCAGACAGGACTGCCATTCAGGGTGCAGCGCGGGAGACGGAGATAGTTGGTTGCGCTGGCTTCGAGCGCGTCAAAGGCGTTCCCGGCCACGATCACCGAGGTCGGATCAACCGTCGCACCCGTGACGATATTATAAACCTTGGTAAATGGATTGGAGGCGCAGCCCGCAAGCGCCAGAACAAGGGCTAGTGCAAATAGCTTTTTCATACTCTCACCGCTGCTTGTGCCTGCTGTGTTCCCGCAACCACCGTGGTATTACCGGGCATGGATTTAGCCAGATCCTGGCCGGCCTGATTCGGCGCAACAACAACAGCCAGAACCGGAGAGCTTGCTTCCTTGGCAAGTTGGTCCACTACCGCGACCGCATTGCTTTCGGTATGAACGAACATAGACCATATGAGGGGAGCGGCCGATACGAATATACCGGCCCACATTTCAAGGGTTGATTGGGTGTATCCGTGGGCAATCAGGAATGGCCCGAAAGTAGCTACAATCCAACGCGCGAAGCTCTTGGCTTGCTCTTGGTTCATGTGATTCGTTACCCCGTAATTTAATTACGTTAATTTTCGGTCCTCGGCAAGCGCAGCGGCAGCAGCCTGTTCGAATGCATCCTGAGGTGGTCTAGGCGGCTTTGGTTTTGGAACAATGGGCTTTGGAGCAATAGGCTGTGGAACAGGTATATGTGCGGCAATAATCGGCGGTATGACTAATGATGCACCCTGTGCCCAACTATCTGCTAGTTCTTGTTGGGAACCATCAAAGGCATTCAGATCAACCCCATCGCCCTGAATGCCCGGAATCGAGTGCGGTAATGGACCTATGCCATCCCCGGTATACTGCCATAACCACCAGTCGGAAAACCCCTTCGGCAGAACCGCATTCGGACCATATTGGCAAAGCCATAGCTTATGCGATGTGACATAAGCAAGATCTGCAGGGCCTAGTTGTCCTATAGTTTCCTTAATCCGGTTGCCGGAATAGATCGTGCATTTATGGCCTAACCGCTCCTCGATCGCATGGCAGAATTCAACCAGTTGGTTGATGTTCATATTCGAAAGTCGGTTATCCTCGTAGTCCAGCACCATAAGGGTCTTTTCGTCGGGATTGGCATGGAGCATAAACCAGTCAACCTGCGATTGAACGTCGTCGCCCGTATTGAAATGATAGGCTCCCCACAATCCATCCCATAGCTTACGGCGAGTCTCATAATTGGGATCTATATAGGCCGTTCCCTGGGTAGCCTTGTGGATCAGCCCCCAGATGCCTGCTGCTTTCGTCAAGCCAAAATCGCTGACTAGATTGTGGTGAGAAATATCGACCACGCGGGGAATCACAGCTTAACCATCGCATTGAGGAATGTGGATGGTTGCATGTTGCTAACGGCCGTTCCAGAACCGCCAGAGCCCACGCTAATCCCGGTTGTCGCGGTATTGATGGTGCCCGCTGTCAGACCCGTTACGCCCGTTCCCGCACCTGTCTGAACTACGGCTCCGCCTGCCGCTGGCGTATTATGAACGTGGGTATGGCCAGGATCGGTAACATTGAAATTCACCGATGGCAGGTTGGCTTGAGCAAGCGTGGTGGTTTCGGTGCCGATCGTTGATCCCAAATTTCTTCCAGTCAGGCCCGAACCACCGCCGGCCATCGCCATAGCTCTACCCAACAAGGCAGGCGTCGAAATCCGGCAATGTGCGGCATAGGCGGCTGCCGCCGTGCCCTGTGCACCTCTAGTAGTTGGCGTCCCTGTCGAGGTAAACAGTGGGCATGTCGCATCCACAAATGGGCTATTGTAAAGCAGGGTAAACAGAGCGGATGTGGCCGCGCTGGCCACCGTAGCATTGGAGGAAGCATCTCCAATCGTACCATCAGTAAACATCACCCAGCCGGAATCAGCCACCGTCTTAAGCGTCAGTTTTATATCGCCCGTTGACCATTGCGTTGCCGAAACTGTATCTACATAATTCTTGGTTGCTGCATCTTGTGGACTAGATGGATCGGTCACATTGTTGATAAGATGGCTTCCAAGAGAAAGCGCAGCCGTCATTCCGGCCTGCCCATCACGAGTCAAGGCATTGGATAGACCTGCTGCAATATCCGAATTATTGGCGTTCGAAGCACTACTGGTAATCGTCGTATTGGGTACGAACGAATTCAGGATTGAGAATACACCGGAACCATTATAGGGCATTGATGAAGTTCCTGCAGTTCTGCATTATGGTATTGGTAATCGGCTCTAATGGCACGTACCATTGGACCGATAATGGATATGCGGCCGGCGTAATCGGAATCCTTGCTGCTGCTTTTGCTACCGTCATCATAGTTGAATTACTGTCCCTTTTGAGGCGTACCTATAGATCGCTGAAGCATTTGCGCGATCAATAGATTCTGCGCAGCTGGATTGTTAGGCAAATTTCCAACCAATGCTTGATTGCTAAGAAGTTCCTGAATGAGTGGATTCATGACAACGCGACCAGCCGCCGCTCTAGGTATAGCCATTAATGTATTATCCAGTGTCTGAAGGGCTCCCATGCGCTGGGCCGTTCCAGAATTTGGAAGTGGAGTCATGACATTCGCGCCAGCCCTTGCCAATTCAGCAAACGGACCTCGACCTAAAGCATAATTTCCGCGATTCTCAGATGAAACCGTATTACGAAGATTTGGTGGAGATATTTGTCCCTCTGCCGTGGCTTCTCCTGCTTTTGATGCAGATTTCTTGATAACTTCTTGAGCGCCATACTCTTTACGAATTCGTTTCCACATTGCTGCATCTTCAGGAGCAATTGACCGGCCCATAGCATTATCAAGGGAATCTCTAATGCCAGCCATTGCCTTTGAAAAATATGAATCATTTGAAGAATGTGCCGCTTCGGTCAAATAATGACGCATCGCCTGATATTCAGTTCCTGGCATCTGTCCAGCATTGATGTGTGGAATGATATCATTGACTACATTCTGGACCTGAGATCGCTCAAATGAATCCGGGACATTCTTGTATTTTGCTACGGCATTTGTCAGGTCAGTTATCATCTGGTTGTCAGGAATAAGCGTATTTCGAGTCGATAGATCCTCGAAAGCCTTGCCTAGTCTCTTTTGATTTTCTGCCAGAACCTCCGGCGTTGCTGCTCCTGATGTACCAGCACGTCGTAGTGCTGCTTCTGTAAACTGATGCTGTGCTTCACTTTCTAATTTCTTTACACCCTGTCCTGCAAAGGTTGCACTGCTTGCGGCATCTTCCAGATATCGCAATGGTGTGCTTCCAGTCCGTTGTCCGGCCGTCAGAGATGTCACACCTTCATTCTTGAGAACATCGACCGCAGCCTGCCTTGCAGGAGAGGCCGGAAATGGCGTGACAAGCCTTTCTGGATTGAGAAGCCCGGCACCTATGCCAGCTGCCGCACGAGCATATGGTTCGTATTTGGAACCTTCCCCAACTGCCTGTCCCGCAGCCTCAGAAGCCAGTCCTGGGCCAATGCCATAGCGAACCGCATTGCTTGCCATGCCACCAGGAGCCGCAAGAGCACCGGGAACGAATGATGCGGCTGTTCCTACATACTTTTCTGCCGTATTCTGTGGCTTGTAGAATTCTCCCGTTACACTTTCGACGCCCTTTTGAATATTGGTACTCCCAAAGGTACTTGGCCGAGCAGAAGGAACATTTATACCGATTGCTCCAAGTCCCTTATCTATGCCTTTATTAAGCAAATCGTGAATATCACCCGGAAGTCCCATGAGAGAAGTAGCACCTTGCGCCAATCCCCCAACAGCAGCTTTGCCTAACCCAGCGGCGGTCACTGGAACAGCCTGCTTTTCACCATCAACGACAAAACCCGGAGGCAATCCAGCATGATCGTCAATGATAAATCCAGGAGGCAGTTCGCTCACGGAATCGGCTCCCATTTGCCATTCTTCAGGCCCATGCGAGCCCCAGTCGTTGGATTGGTCGCGGTCTTTTCATATGATCCTGACGAAGCCTTCTGCGTAGTCATATCCTGTTCGATCGGATTGCCCGTAATCGGATTTTTGATCCTGTTGTTTGGATCAGCAAAGAAAGCCTTCCTAGCCTGCTCGTAGGCGTCACCAACCCTACCGGCGGTTGCCTGACGCAAAGCTACCTGCTGATCGGCAACGTCCTGTGTCATCTTCAGGAGGGCCTGAGCACCTTCCTTTGAATTGTGGGCACCAGGAACCGAATGGATGTTATTTAGCAATTGTGCATCAGTACCGCTTGCCTTTGCAGTCAGCATATTTGCCAACTGCGCAGCAGACTTCTCAAACGAGTCTTGCGAAGCGAGTCCATCAATCTGCTCTTTGGAGAACGTTCCAGGGAAATAGTTGGCAATTGCCTTTTTGATATTGGTATGGGTTTCCGCTGTTGGACCGAAGTTCATGTTATTACCGCTGGCTTGAATATCGTTAGCCATGATACCGGCAATACGTTTGATGGCAGGAGCCGCTTGCGAAGCCGCATAGTCCTCTTTCATTGTTCCACTTTGGCCTTGCGCCATTTCGCTCTTGGCCTTTAATTCTCTGCCCTTGGCTGCCAAGGCATCAAGACCCGGAAATCCAGCAGGTGCTCCATTGGGACCAACCGGCGGCGGTGCAGGCGGGAGACCCGCGCCAGCCGCCGGCCCCCCGCTGCCCGGAGGTGGCGCAGGAGCTGGACGGAAATTCAATCCTCCATACATTCCGCCTTGCGGATTGGTGGGAGTTAACGGAGCGGTTTGCACATTTGGCGTAGGCTGCATTCCAGTCATGGAAGTGCCTTCCGTGGCTTGGCTTACAGGCGTTGCAGGCTGGTATTGGCCCCTGATGGGGGGAGCCGTTACGCCAGCATTTGGACTGGTATATCCAGGTTGATTAAGGCCGGATGTTATCTGTTGTGGCGTTATCAGATGCCCGATTAATCCGCGCATTTCCGGCGATGCCATCGGATTGGCTGCAAGATGGCCCTGCGTTTGCGGATCGAGCGGCTGACCACCCTGCAATTGCGCGGCCAGTCTGGCAACATCCGCAGCATTACCCTGTGCAGCCTGGCTCTGGATCTGGTTGGCATTGTTGCGCGTTAGGCCAGCCGTTAGCGCATCAATCATGTTCGCTAGAGCGCCCGTGGGACGCTTAACCTCCTGCCCGGATCGCTTCTGCAATTCTTCGGCATAGCGACGCTGCTGCGCCAGTTGTTCCGGACTCGCATAATCCGGATTCGAAAAGTTTGGGGTTTGTGACCAGAAATCTGTCATGGACTCGATCCAAACATGCTACCAATTCCACCGCCTAGACTCTTGCCGAATGGAGATATAGCCAATCCAACCCCGGCCGTTCCTAGCTTGGCTATATCATTCCATGTATTCTGGTAGTTCTGCATCTGATTCTGATAGTTCTGCTGGACTTGACCAGCATAGTTCGGCGGCTGGATCTGAGCGTTCGGCGTCTGCTGGAAGTTTGGCCCTGTGGGTGCTGCCATTCCATACAGGCTTTGCGCGGTCTGCATTGGCAATTGATAGTTCTGTAGCGCCTGCCCGAAGGCCTGACCTTCGTTCTGGGTGAGATACTGGTTAGTCACATCGCCCTGATTTCTGGCGAGCAGGTTCTTGGCATTGTTGTACGCTTCCGATCCCGGAGTAAGACCCTGATTCCTTAACTGTGCTTCCAGATTGGAAGATTGCTGGTCAAAGATCGGTTGAACATATTGCTGTTGCCATTTGTTTAAAAGGTTGGCGGTCTGGCCCGTTGCCGCATTCAGATCATATGGGCTGGAATACATACCTGCCGAATTCTTCAGCAAGTCCTGTCCGGTCTGGCCCGCAATTCCCTGCGTTCCAACTTGCGTGTTAAGCAGTCCCTGCTGCTGTGGCGAAAGTGACGTGTTGAGTGAATAGCCGGAAGGCGAGTTTGGATCCGCCGTATAGCTCATCGAGCCATACGGATTCTGCTGGTTGTACGAATTGACCTGATTTTGGCTCTTGGCCGCAGCTAGATTATAGCCTTGTTGGGCATTGGAAGTCAGACTCGGATCAGGAGCAGATGGAGCATTCAAACTCATTGCAATGTCCTTCCAGCCAGTTTTGCCAGATTCTTGCCGAATAGCCCGAACATGATCGCATCAGAGTTTTCACCGTAATGATCGTGCACGATGCCCTCGCGGACAAATCCAAGCTTTTCGACTTTCTGAATCGTCTCATTATCTGTTGCTGTTCGCACCGTCACTCGCGACACCCCAAAATAACTGACCGCGATCTTTGCCAGTCCCTTGACAATATCGAGAGTCATCGTTCCCGGCCCGAAGTAGGATAATTCGATATCCGGCCCGCAATGACGCTGGAAGAACGCAGAACCGACAATCTTCTGGTTTTCCATAACTGCGATCGCCAGATCAATGTTCGTGCAAAGCACGCCAAACGCATTATAGGTCCAGTGCGCTATGATCTGATCGTTGCCGGTCACAAGAACTTTCATCAGAAAAACGCCTTTCCCTGCTTTGCGATCAGATCCCAGCTATTGAGCTGCAGCGTGACCCCGTTCGTTGTCCCATTGTCTGAGGTGGATGCTTTTGTAATAATGGAGGCACATTGGCCAATACCATCAACAGTCGTCCATGTTGCAACCGTTGAGGAATTAGCCGGCCATATGGAATGGTCCCACTTAGATACGTCCCATATCGCCAATGAAGTGGCTGCTTGTGTGGTTGGAATGGAAAGCGGAGCACCTGTTCCAAAGTCGATATTTAATCCGACGGCCGGAACCACCGAACCATCCGTAGTGATAATCGGTCGTACCATCGTCCATTGCTTGAGATGCCCACGGCTCTTGAAATAGTTGAATGCGGTTTGCACCGTCGCCACGATCGGGCGATTCTCATCACCTACTTCATCGCCTGATCCAATGTCCCATTGATAGATTTTGGAATCGGCCGCACCAAAATATGGAATGTTATTGAATACGCCCCAGGTGCAGGCATTGATCCCAACAAACTGGCACCATGCTCCGGTTAGCGTATTCATCACATACTGCACAATAGTCTGATTTTCGACTTGCGGAATGTTGAGAATAGCCAACTGTCCCTTTGGATATTCGATCAACTGCCAGCCAAAATTGGTTCCATAATTGCGCGTTGACATAAGCATGGCATTCTGAATCATTGTAGTAGGGGCAACCTTAGCAACCGCCGCTCGGTCTAGCGTCATCATCTCCGAAAGCGGCGTAATTCCATCTACGCTGATGATCCATAGATTTCCTGCAATCCGCATGAAACAGCGCGGTCCACCGATCGGCGGACCTAGATTGTAGATACCAACAAGCTGAAACGTCGGAGCCGTCGCAGGATCCGTTCCAGAATAAACCATCACCTGACCCTTTGAGGAAAGGAATGTAATATATTCATCAACGTTCTGTTTTGAATCCTGGGTCCATGAAGCAATCGCAATGAGGGATCCACCCCTCGTCATGTTCTGCCCCATGTCGAATGTCGTCACCGCTCCGGAAATGGCACCGATAGGAAGATAGCCAACCTTGGTCGAATTATTGAACGTCATCCAGACCCGGCCCATCCAGGCATAGAATGAGTTCACGGTAGCCGGCGTGATTCCCGTCAATGTCATGGAGGCCCATGTCGAGCCGTCATAGATCACAGGCGTATCGGCACCGTTGGCTGCCATCAAAAAGGTTGTTGAGGCTGCATTGGTGAAAAGCGTATACTGCAGGCGCGAATTGCCCAAACCTGTGATTGATGTAGCACTTGCCACGCCGGCTACACTAGCATCGTAAATCGTGCCATTAGCAACGCCGAACATTTTGCCATTGGCTGAATTCTGGGCGTTGTAAACCATGATGGTTTCGACAGCATTAGTACCGCCGCCAAGACCCGTTGCCCAGACATCGCTTCCCCTGCGAATCTCTAGATAACCTGGTCTTGGAATCCAGTTGTCGAGCTGCACCGCATGATCCGGCTCCATGCTGGCAAGCGATGAAATCTGGTCCCATCCCTTCACGCTTGCAGGAATCGACATCGGCACCGCTTCGCCGGTTCCTTGCATCAAGTCATTCTTGCGGCGTAGCGTTTTCAGCATGTTTCCTACTGCGAACAGAATTCGGTTATAAAGACGACACCAGCGGAGCCAGCCGCACCGGCGCGATTGCCGCCATTATTGTCAGAGACGCCACCGGCCCCGCCGCCATAACCTTGGCCTGGATTTGGAGAATTCGCCGTGGTAACGGCTGCACCACCATAGCCAAAGAACGAATCTCCACCGCGTCCCGTGATGACGGGGAAAACCGTAGTCCCGCTTCCCACAAGCACACCGCCTTGTGTTCCAGCCCCGCCTACAATCGTAAAATCACCCGCTCCGGAAATGCCTCCTGCGCCCCCCGCGCTTTGAGCGGATGCCGCCGCACCAGAGCTAGGACTACCTCCCTTTCCAATGCAAAGCGTTCCCACGCTGGTATCTCCACCTGCACCGCCCGGATTGTTTCCGACCGTGCCGGCTATCCCAGCTGTGCCAATAGTGACGGTCTGAGAACTACCTATCGTCGTAGCCGTGGCCACCAATCTTGCATAGCTGCCGCCGCCGCCCCCGCCAGAAGCGTTCTGCGTACCGGCTCCGGTTAATGCCACCCCTCCGCTACCACCACCACCGCCGACACATTCAATGATGCAATAGATCATGCCAGTTGTCGGCGTATAAGTGCCGCTGCCAGTGAACAGTCGTGGCTTAATGGTTTTGACAATTCCGGCATTGGTAAGCGTGCCGGTTATGATGGCTCCACTTTCAGCCGTTAACAAACCCTTGGTGTCCAGAGTTCCAAGGATGGTCATATTGCCGGTAAAGGTGGGAGAATCATCCTTGTTGATACCCATCAGTTATACCCCTGGCCAATTGCCATCAGGCACCTGCCACGAACCGATCAGATAGGGTTGGAATCTTCGCCCTGCATTCAGCGTCGGCGCGCCACCATCGCGCGCAATCAACTGCCCAATATAATCAACTGTCTCCGATTGCATTGATGCGGCCGTTGAAATACCCTTGGCTTGCAGAAACCGCCATTTTACATCCATGATGATGGCTTGCGAGTCCAGCAGGGGAACGTCGGTATCCAGCAAAAGCGAAGTCTGCGGCGTTCCTGCGAGATTCGTGCACCATCCAAGCGTGATGTACTCCCATGCAATCTGGAAAGGCGTATCGGTTGTACCGGGTGGAGGCCAAAGGCGGTAATTTCCTGCGGCTAAGGAGCCTACTTGACGGAAGTGTCGTCTTGGTCCGGTCGTTACAATTCCCGAGCGATGATATTCATCCATCTGGGGAGAATCCGGACCAATCAACTGCCAGCGATTCGTCCGATCCCAACCCGTCCCATTGATGAACCGATCGAACAACGTTGGTTCCGGATAGGTATCCTTCGCAAAGGTAACAACGACTCCGGCCGTAGTACCCGTTCCCGTCGCCACCATGTCAAGCGTGACTTGTGTTACCGAATCCACCGATAGAATGCGAGCAGCCACCGGAAGGTTTGCTGCCGCTACGCAGAACGTCTCTGCCGTCAATGCTGCCGTAGTCGGAATGTTGGACAGGATTGGAGACCCGCCAAGAGTTGTCGCCGTCGTGATGATCGGGGCTGCGACATTGAGCGTGAACAGTTGCTGCAGCGCCGTCCAGTTATGGGCACGCTTCAATGCATCCCCTGATCGGTTAACCAGGGATTGCAATTGATTGATTTGCAGATCGCCAGAACCGGCGACCGCCGTTGGCGACACAAGACCGAGCTCGGTAGTGACGGCTTGAACGATCTGCAATAGGTTAAGCTGGCTCATGCCGACAACATAAACCACCAGCCGGTATTGGAATATCGAATGAGTTTTGCGGATTTATTTGCGCCAACCGTTATGGCCGCGTCGGTAGAACCGCCATTCAGTGTGCCTCCTGTATGCGGATATACCTTGGCACCTCCGGATATGCATGTGATATAGAATTCATCACCTTGGACGGAGTTTGCATTCATCCTTAGGCCATCCGCACCTGTGCCAGTCAGGACGACAAAATCTGCCGTTGCCCCGTTTACCGTTGCATCAGTCGTTGTCGTTCCAGCGGCTGTAACAGAAGCGGCCTTCGTAAATCCAACAAGAGTTGCAACCCGGCTATCAATGCCAAGACCCATTAAGTCAACTGCATATGCCATCTTATTACTCCTTGGGTTTGTTCGTGCTTCCGGGAGGCCGGCCGCGACGTTTGGGCGGCTCGAGCGAGCCAGACAAATCCTGCACGAACTGAGCAGGGGCTTGGAGAAAGGCTGTGTCCTCTTGCGCGGATGCGTGAACCTGATTGATTTGTGCCGTCTGATAGTCGAACCCTTCCGGAACCGCAGCAGGCTGCGAAAGCTTCTGCTGCACCATGCGCGTAAGATCAGCCATCTGCCGCTTCAGGGTAGCTATTTCCTTGTCCTTTTCGGCAATCGCGGCGTTGAATTTGTGATGATCCACGCCCTTTTCTGCCTGCACCATATAGGCTGCAGCGCGGTTAACCCACTCCTGGCAACCCATTCCGACCGTCGAAATGGCCTGCCCCGAGAGGCGCGCAAGCTGCTGCACCGTGTGAATGTTGTACCCCCGCAGAGTCATCTCGATCTCAGGGCTGGCCGGAAACAACAGGTTGAGGGGTACGCCTTCCGGATCCTGGCTGATGTTCTTCTGGAACTGTTCCCAACGGTGCGGCCAGCGTTGCACGTCCTGTGGCGTCACTTCCCTGTCAACGACGTTGAGGCTTTCGCCGGGATGCTGGATCTTCACATAATCGCGGGATTCATAGACAGGCGTGCCCTGCTCGCGGGACTTGGCGCGGTTGAGAACAGAACGCTTGTAGAATCCAACCATCAATTGGTCATCGGTTGGACCTGAGTTGGCTACTCCCCAACCTTGGCGCGCAATAGCCCGCTCGTCGTATTTCAACGCTGGAAAGTTCGTATAGGTATCGCTCATTGCATAGCTCCCGTTATGCGGTTAACCGGGCAAGTACCGGCTTGGCATGGACAGAACTGCCCATGATTTCATTCCATGTTTTGGCTTCCGTCAGGCTGTTGCGGATCTTCCACCATTCGCCCGCGTGCTCGCAATCCATTGTCTCATTCCACGCCGGCACGCCCTGGGTGAAATGGACGATCTTAGCATTTGGATTGGCCTCATCATATCCGACCAGATGATTCCATTCTGTTGGCAGTTGTCCGATCGACTTGGCCCAATCCAGCTTCAGTGGATTGTTTTGGGGATTGTCGATATAGTCAGGCGTCAGTTTCCAGCATTCAGGATTCTTGAACACCATGACGCTCGACCATTCAAACTTCAGCTTGTTCTTGACGATCGAGACATCTGCCATCAGGTCGATATAGCGCAGAATCATGCAGATATCGCCGCGCAGCATCGTATCTGCGTCCAGGAAGATCGAAAATCCCTCGTAATTGCAGAGATATGGACAGATGAATCGCGAATAAGTAAATGGCGTCAGTCCCTGCCGTTTCATCGGCAATGTCGGCAAAACCAGTGGCGTGATCGAAACCGGCTGGCTGGCATGTTTCATGATCGACGCATGAAGCACGTTGTAGGAAACCGGCTGCCGATCGTCATAGCCTATAAAGACTTTGAGCATTTCACCATCTCCTGCAACAGACCGTCGCCGTGAAACTCGAACGAGCTTCCCTCCCATAGACGAAGATCATCAAGGAATTGCCTGGCATAATCGACCAATGATGGATTGCTTCGAAACCATCGTTTGGAGCCTTCCGGCTTTACGCGAATGGTTGGCTTTGGCTTTTGATCCACATGGGGTCCGGCATATTCAAGGTTGACTGCATATGATGAGTCCATGCCGTGTATAGAAAACCTCCGGTATCCCCTTGCGTAAAGCAGGGAGATAAGTCTAAGCCCAACAGATCCACCACCAACAAGCACCCACGCATCGGGCTCAATACTCCAAATATAGTCTGCGGAGTTTGCTCCATTATGGAGATGGAATAGCTCGACATGATGGCCCCTCAGTTTCTGGATATAGGAGGGATCAACGCATGATGCCAACCAGTATCGCACTGATTCATGAGGCGTGATCTGATCCACGATCCTCGCTCTTGGATCGCAATCAATCGACGCGTAAGGCACAATGCCTTTCGAGATAATAAAGTCGTGCGCAGCACCGACGCAATATACGTCTTGCTTGTTGACGAGCGCCGGCCACGATGCAGCCAGTGAAGGACCAAAACAAACAATATGAGCAGTGAGATTATGCGGTTGAACACCATCCCTGACTCTTTTCAAAATGCGCTTGCAATTCCTTTTTACGTTTTCGTTGCGCCTGACATCATCCATCGCTGAAATAGACGTAATATGCCCGATTTGCAGGATCGGCCTGCCAACTCCGGTCACGTTGTTTTTCTGTTCGTCCCAACTTTCGAAATCAAAAAACTTGTCCAGATAATGCTTCCACCAGATTGAAGAATGCAGGCAGATATGCGCGTTGCGTCCGTCCGGTAGTTTCTTCTTCGCCGGCACCGTCGAGATGTTCACCAGCAATTTCCTGCGCGTCATTTGCGCCAGATGCTTGATAACATCATGAACCATGTCCGGTTCGATATGCTCGAGAACGTCTGTGCAAACCACGATATCGCAGGGCTGTGCCTGATCCTTTCCGGGAATCGCCGGATCATATTCCATGACCGGGCGCGGGGAGAGGGCCTTTGCAAGCGCCCCCTTCCCGCATCCATAGTCGAGGATCGTGTCGTTTTCTTCCGCAATCGAACGCACAGCGGAGGCCCATTTGGCACCTCCGATTCCATAGTCAGGCCGCAACCTGTGAAGGTCTGCGTTCTGCTGCCGGTATGCGTCCGATATCAGCATTAAGCCACCGGCTTGCGAACCGAGACAGAGTTACCCACTGTCGCGGTGAGAGAAGCCGTCGTACCGGAAGCCGTCACAACACAGGTTAAACCGCTGATCTGGTAGTGAGAGGCGGTGTTGGTCGTGCCCGTTAGCGTGCCTGCGGTATCCGACGTATAGAGCGGAACGGAGATACCGGCCGATGCCACCAAAAGGGTAGCATTGCCCTGTATCATGAACCACGCGCATTGGCCGGTCGTGAGCGAAGTCGTATTGAGATAGAACCCAACCTGACCCGCAAGAGCTTCCGGTACCGCTGTGATGGCACCTGCCCCACCCACCGCTGTTGCGCGGAAAGTGGAGTTTATCATAACGGTCATGCCATTGGTAATGGTCGTTGTCGTATCCGCGAAAATCCATCGCGAACCGTCTGTTGCCGTGATCTGCGTTCCGAGTTTGATCGGAGGCGCAGGAAGAGAAGGATCATTGGTGGCTGATTGGGCAACGGCTTGGTTATAGATCGTATAAATGCCGGTGACATCAACGCCTTCAATGCTTTGAGAAGCAAAAGCAACCATTTTTATCTCCTTAGGTGTTGATGAGCACGCCCTGCAGGAAGGCGTTCGAGAGCGTCATGTTACCGGCCCAACCCATGAGCTTGACCATCGCATCCTGGTTGACGCTGAATCGATCTGGATCCAGAGGCACCATGTTGCGGCGGGCATGCGGACGCCAGTGCAGGTATTTGGTATTGAGGAAGTACATCGTCGAAGCCGGAGCACCACCGAGGCCCGTCGCCGTGCTAGAAAGTTCGCCGGGGAACGGATCGGTCGAGAAGCCCTGGAAACCACCATCCAGCACCACATCAGCGGTATTGTATTTGAGCGACTGGAAGCCGAGCGCGCCGTGCTCGCCCGATCCATTTTCGCTCGCAATGCGCTGAATGGCCTGCAACGACTGCCAATAGAATTTGTAATAATTATTATCGGCAATGATGAGGTCCGGAACATCCCGGCCGCGCACCAGCGTCACCCAGAGCGAATCCATGTAACTCTGGATATTGGCTGCGGAAGCGACTGCACCTCCGGTTGTAAGCGACTGGTAGACCTGATTCTGCCAGAACGTCCAGGTTGCACGGTCGATACCGCCGACAATGCCGCTGGAGGGGCTGGACGAAACCAGGAGTTGAAGGCCGTTCACGGAACCTGTCACAGTGCCATCGCCGTAGATGCCCTGTGACATGCCGTTCATGAAGGTTTCTTCGGCGTTCTCGATCCGGCTTTCCAAGAGGTCGATAATGGCTTCCTCGCCGGAGTTCTGGAGTTCTTCCAGACCGGAGATTGAAACCGCTACCGCCGACTGGCGAATCGGGTATTCCGCAGCCGAGAATGTCTGGCTGGGTGCGATGTTGAGGACCTGATAGCCAGAATACCATTGGAAGGTCTGGTTATTGGCATAATTCAGTTCCTGGACGATGGT